CTTGTCGCTTATGGAGCTCAAGATGTTTATTTAACTGGTAATCCACAAATTACTTTCTTCAAAGTTGTATATAAACGTCATACTAATTTTGCCATGGAAGCAATTCAACAAACTTTTTCCGGTGCCGTTGGTTTCGGTAATACTATTTATTGTCAAATCTCTCGCAACGGTGATTTAATACATCGTGCTTATCTTCAAGTTCAATTACCAGCACCAGTTGGAACTGATGATTATTATGTCAATTATATTGGTCTCCGTTTATTAAAATCTGTTTCAATTGAAATCGGTGGGCAACAAATCGATAAACATTATGCCGATTGGTTATATATATGGAATGAACTTTCTCTTCCTATTGGCAAGCGTTCTGCTTGGGAATTTATGGTTGGTGCTGATAGTGATGTAACAAAAGCTGGTTCTACTTTATATATCCCTCTTGAATTCTGGTTCTGTCGCAATATTGGTCTTGCTCTTCCATTAATCGCTCTTCAATATCACGAAGTTAAAATTAAGATTGAATTCGAAAATGTTAATAATTGTATGTATAAAATAGATACTGGGGCAACTGTTCCGGTATCTACTCCGGCAGTTCTTAATAATGTAAATTTATGGGTTGATTATATCTTTTTAGATACTGATGAACGTCGTAAATTCGCTCAATTAACTCATGAATATTTAATAGAACAACTTCAATTTACAGGGGGAGAAGCAATTACCGCTAATACTCCAACTCGTGTTAAACTTAATTTTAATCATCCTTGTAAAGAATTAGTATGGGTTGGCAAATTTTCAACATCAACAACTGTGAATAAATGGTATAATTATACAATGAAATCTGATAATACATTTAGTACTGCTACTTATGTATTAGGTGGTGGAAGCGTTCAAGCATTCAATAAATCAATCCATGAATATAGTGGTGCTGCCGATTCTGATAATCAAACATCATATGTAAATAAAATTGTTTATAATGTGGAACCCGGATTTAATAAAGATGCTGTTAATCCATTCTCTAAATGTCTTCTTCAATTAAATGGAAATGACCGTTTTGCTGAACGTGATGGTTCATATTTCAATTATGTTCAACCTTATCAACATCATACCAATATTCCTGCTAATTGTGGCATAAATGTTTATTCATTTGCTCTAAAACCAGAAGATCATCAACCATCAGGAACTCTCAATATGTCTCGTATTGATACAGCTGTTTTATCAGTTGTAAATGGTTCATCTGCTAATGGTTCAATACATATTTACGCCGTTAATTATAATGTTCTTCGTATTCTTTCAGGTATGGGTGGTCTCGCATATTCCAATTAAATTAATTATTCTTTTTTTTCTCCTATTATAGTATAAAGAATATAGCATAAATGGGTGGTGGTCTTCTTCAACTTGTCGCTTATGGAGCTCAAGATGTTTATTTAACTGGTAATCCACAAATTACTTTCTTCAAGTCTGTTTATAAACGTCATACTAATTTCTCAATAGAGGCAATAGAACAAACTTTTAATGGAACTCCTGATTTTGGTTCTCGTGTTACTTGTCAAATTTCTCGCAATGGTGATTTAATTAATCGTGTTTATCTACAATTAAAATTAACTGGAACTGAAAATTATTGTAAATATTTTGGATTACGTATTCTTAATTATGTTGAATTAGAAATTGGTGGACAACGCATAGATCGTCATTATGCTCATTGGCTTTACATATGGAATGAATTAACTCTTCCTGTTAGCAAACGTGATGGATGGAATAATATGGTTGGTGCTTATGGTGGTACTGTTGGAAATACGATTAATTCTACTCTATATGTTCCACTTGAATTCTGGTTCTGTCGCAACATCGGTCTCGCTCTTCCATTAATCGCTCTTCAATATCATGAAGTTAAGATTAATATTAATTTTGAATCAGAAACTAAATGTAAATCTGTAAATAATGGCAATGCTGATCGAAAACCATCTTTTACTGCTTCATTATGGGTTGATTATATCTTTTTAGATACTGATGAACGCCGTAAATTCGCCCAATTAACTCATGAATATCTTATAGAACAACTTCAATTCACAGGTGAAGAAACTGTATCTTCTGTTAATCCCAAAGTTAAACTTAATTTTAATCATCCTTGTAAAGAATTAATATGGTTCTTATCATACAGTGATAATAATGTTAATAACTGGTTTAATTATACTACTATAAATAATAGTGTTGTTGATGCTGATACATCTGTATCTGCTTTTAAAAATAAATTAAGTTATAATGGTTTAACTGGTAATAATATTGAATTATTATATCCTTCTAATCCTATTACATCCGCTAAATTATTATTAAATGGAAATGATCGTTTTGCTACTCGTGATGGTATGTATTTTAATGTCGTTCAACCATATCAACATCATGAAAATATACCAACAAATGCTGGTATTAACGTTTATTCATTTGCTCTAAAACCAGAAGAACATCAACCATCAGGAACTCTTAATATGTCTCGTATTGATACCGCAATTCTCCAATTAGGAGTTTATAATGGTACTTTTGGTGCCAAAACATATAATAGTAGCAAAGCAACTCTTTTCACATATGCTACTAATTATAATGTTCTTCGTATTCTTTCAGGTATGGGTGGTCTCGCCTATTCTAATTAATTTAATTATTCTTTTTTTCTCCTATTATAGTATAAAGAATATAGCATAAATGGGTGGTGGTCTTCTTCAACTTGTCGCTTATGGAGCTCAAGATGTTTATTTAACTGGTAATCCACAAATTACTTTCTTCAAAGTAACTTATAAACGCCATAGTAATTTTGCTATTGAAGCAATAGAACAAACTTTTAATGGAAATCCTACATTTGGTTCTCGTGTTACTTGTCAAATAACTCGCAATGGTGATTTAATTAATCGTGTTTATCTACGAGCAAAATTCACAAATGATAATGACGAATTTACAAATGCTTCACCAGCAACTGTTGCCGCCAGTCCTAATAATGGTGTTGCCTTAGTTCCTTATTTTGGATTAAAACTCTTAAAAACAATTGAACTTGAAATTGGTGGACAACGTATAGACAAGCATTATGCCGAATGGTTATATATATGGAATGAACTCTCTCTCCCTGCTGGAAAACGTGATGGATATTATCTAATGGTTGGTGGTGATAGATATAATCATTCTATATATCTTGGTGCTAAACAATCTTATTATGTAAATGTACCTATTGAATTCTGGTTCTGTCGCAATGTTGGTCTTGCTCTTCCTTTAATCGCCCTTCAATATCATGAAGTTAAAATTAATATTGAATTTGAAGAACGAGCGAATTTAGTTGATACTTCTAAAAATTTCTCTAATCGTGCTTTTGATATGATTAATAAATCTGGTGATGTTATTACTGGTTCCAGTCTTGACAATTCTGAAATTCTAGGTGATAGTTCTAAAATTTCATTAAGTGATGTTTCTCTATGGGTTGATTATATTTTCCTTGATACTGATGAACGCCGTCGTTTCGCCCAATTAACTCATGAATATCTTATAGAACAACTTCAATTCACAGGTAGCGATACTATTTCTGCTGGTGCTAATACCATGAAATCAATTCGTATGAATTTCAATCATCCTTGTAAAGAATTAGTATGGTATATTAAACCAAATCGTGCTACTGGTAATACTGATAAAAATTTATATTGGACTAATTTCAGTGATCGTGATGGTGATAATGAAACTTATATTGGTAATAATCCTACATCTACCGCTAAAATACAATTAAATGGTAATGATCGTTTTGCTGAACGTGATGGAACTTATTTCTCTCTCGTTCAACCTTATCAACATCACGAAAATACCCCTGACGTCTTCCATAAAGGTATCAATGTTTATTCTTTTGCTATTAAACCGGAAGAACAACAACCATCAGGAACTCTTAATATGTCTCGTATAGATACTGCTATATTATCTATTTCATCTGCTGTTGCTGGCAATATTTATATTTATACTACTAATTATAATGTTCTTCGTATTCTTTCAGGTATGGGTGGTCTCGCTTATTCTAATTAAATCCACAGCAAGTAATAGTATTATTATTAAGATTTTCCTTCTTTTTATTTGTAGAATTAGTAATTTTTAATAATTCTATTTCTCTTTTTGATGCTAATTGATGAAGTCTTAAATCATGATTAACTTTAATATTATTAAATTTAATGATATCTGTATTTCTAATATTTTCAAAAATATTTATATTTTTAATTTCTTTATTATAATCTTCAATTGTATCTTGAATTTTTTTAAATATTTCAGGATTTAATTCATTATTAATCATATAATAATGAATTAAATCTTTCTCTTTATCATATAAATTCTTATAATTAAATAATGTGTCATGTACTACTTTTAATTTATCCATATTCTCCTTATAATTTTTAAATCTTGCTATTGAACTTAATATAGTTAATATTGTACTTAATGATAATGATACACATTTAATTATTAATGATATTGTATCTTGTGAAATATATTTACTAATTTCTGACCCTTTAAATTGTGTATCATAATTTATAATTGTTAATCTTATTGCTTCAATAAATGTTATTATAGTTGATATAATTAATAATGATAATGATATGGAATTATAACGATAATATATAATATCATATTTACAAGAAATTATATATAAATTATTTGTAATTTTCTTTTTATTTTCCTTTATTAATTCAAGAATTTTTTTAGCTTTATTATCATAATTATCAATAATATTTATATCATCTAATTGAATATTAACTAAATCGGCAGAAACTTCTTCTTTCGAATTTTTAAATGGAATATCTATAAAAATATCATCTTTACTTATTTCCATTTTTGGACTTTCATCATTTGGACTATTAATCATTTCCTTCTTAATATTATCTTTATTTTTTTTATCAATACTTGAATTATTATTATTAATTTTGGGAATATTATATTTTGTAGAATT